GACAAGTTAGGCTACGGAAACTTAGCAACAGAGGGCTTGGGCAATGCTGGCTACGTTTCGGCGTTAGAGGATGCCACGAATCGCAAGGGCATAGCTGATCAGATCACGGGCCTTGGTTACGGGTCCATGGTTAACCCCAATATGACGGCGGATCAGCTTAATGCGGCGTTTGGCGAGGCTACTGAGCGCAACAAGTTCAAGGATTTGCTTGACGGGATGGGCACTGAGTACGGAACAATGGACAGTGCGTCGAGTTTGGGTAGTTTATACGACACAACCACCAAGTTAAACGCTGCAACAGAGGCTGCGCGCCAGCAGCGCCAGCAACAACAGGGCATGGCGGCGGCAAATGCGGTGGCGGCGGACAAAGCACAGCGTCAAAACGTCGGAATAGCCAGTATCCCTGGACCATCGGCCTCTCCTTACACTGCGGCGGCTGCTCCTACGGGGACCACGGCTCTTCAGGACAATCCTTACCAGATGGCACCGATTGACTTCACTGGAGGCTTGGCAGGAGCTGGTTCTGATGGTACTGTTGGACAAACAAACATCTTTGCTCCTCCTCAGATGAGCATGACGCAGAGCCCATTTGACTTAAACCAGTCGTTTAACCCTTACTTTGACGCACTTAACACACAATACGGGATTCCACCGGTAGGAGGGAACACATAATGTTCAAATACAACATGGGCGGTTCTGTTCCGCGTGAGACTAACATTGCTGGTCAGCGCCACAGTTTAGCGTACATCAATCCTTTCGAGGAGGACTTGTTGAACACTCAGTATCGAGGTGGTGAGGGTCAACCTGTACCACCGTTTGCCGGTCCTGGGGGAGTTCCAACCTATATTCCAGACGATGGAAATCGTGGTAAAAAGAAGGATCCAGACGCGAATGACCCACGAGGCAGAGATCAAAGAAACACACCTAGGAAAGAAATAAAAACCCTGTCGCCAGGAGGTGGCCCCAAGTCAACTCCAAACATTGACCGCTCAGGTTATAAAAACGACAACAGAAAAGTAGTCCAAGTTAGTGGCACTCCAATAAATACACTGATGCCAGTAACACGGGACACTGCACCAACACCAGCACCTACAACTACCAAACAAGAAAACTCGATGCCAGAAACCCTAGCCAACATTCTTACAGGAAACGATGGCTTAGAGTATGTGGGCGGGACGATGAGGTACGGGATAAATCATCCCAAAGTTCAAAGGGGAGTGGTGAAGGCTGGCTCAGTTGTGCCAAAAGGCGCGGAAGAGAACTCATTTGGTTTCACTGCGGGCATGGCTGACAGTGCGTACAACAATCCAGGGTACACGGGTCCAGACTCTGGGGGCGGCATTATGGGCGCTATTTCTGGGATAGGTACAGATTTAACAATGGGCTACAAAGCCGGATTGTTTTCTAACCGTGTTCAACAACGTGCAAACCTAAAAGCCGCCGGTTATGAAGATTCAGAGATTGATGCTTATTTTGCCAAGACCGACGCAACAATAGAAAGAAACAAGAATCAACCGTATGTCTCAGGTAGCGGTGACGATGATAATATCATTCAAGAGCTGGCAACCGAGGTGGTTGATCCGTGCCCCGAGGGTTACAAGATGGATCCCGAGACTAATGCTTGTATGATAGATCCGGACATCGGCATGGGTGGTCCAGTGTTCACGCCATCAGATCCAAACGCCGCAGTAGGGGGAAGTTCAGGTTACACACAACCTATGGGCAACTTCATACCAACCCCGCTACAACCTGCCCCAATGAATCCAATGCAACAGCAGTTGAATGCTTTGACCAGCGCACTTCAGCCGAAGCAAAACCCGCAGATGCAGGCAGGATTGGGCGCTCTCCCTCGGAGAGCATAGGTGAACTTACAAGCACTCCCCGAGGAGGCGCTGAAAGAAATACTAGCGCTGACTGAAGCTAAGAAGAACATGGATTTGCGTGAGAAGGCTCACGACAACTTCATGCCGTTTGTGCACCATGTGTACGACAACTTCATCGAGGGCCGTCATCACCGTATAATTGCTAAAAAACTTGAGGCCGTGGCCCGAGGAGAGCTGAAGCGGTTGATAATTAACATGCCACCTCGACATTCTAAGTCTGAGTTTGCAAGCTACTTGATGCCTGCTTGGTTTCTAGGTAGAAACCCGAAGCTAAAGATCATACAAGCTACACACAACACGGAGCTTGCGGTGCGTTTTGGCCGTAAAGTGAGGGATTTAATTGATGACCCAGAGTACAAGACTATATTCCCTGAGACAAACCTTAAAGAAGATAACAAAGGCGCGGGTAAATGGGGCACTGACAAGGGCGCAGAGTACTTTGCTGCGGGTGTTGGCGCGGCAATTACTGGCCGTGGTGCGGATTTACTCGTTATTGACGACCCTCATTCGGAGCAAGATGCGTTAAGCGAGAACGCTTTCGACAACGCCTACGAATGGTACACCTCTGGACCCCGCCAGCGTCTTCAGCCTGGTGGATCGATCATAATTGTTATGACGAGGTGGGGTAAAAAAGACTTGACAGGCAGATTACTGGCCGCGCAGGGCAACGATGTGATGTCCGACCAGTGGGAAGTTGTAGAGTTTCCAGCGATTATGCCGTCAGATGAGCCCTTATGGCCTGAATTTTGGGACAAAGCGGCCCTATTATCTATTAAAGCTGACCTTCCGGTAGGCAAGTGGAATGCCCAGTGGCAGCAACAACCGACGTCTTCTGAGTCTGCAATCATCAAAAGGCAGTGGTGGCAGGACTGGGAGAAGGAGAAGATACCGTCTCTCAGTTACATTATTCAGTCTTACGACACCGCGTTCTCCAAAAAGCAAAGCGCCGACTACTCGGCTATTACAACGTGGGGAATATTCAAACCTTCTGAGGGAGGACCAGACAATGTTGTTCTGTTGGATGCCCGCCGTGGGCGTTGGAACTTCCCTGAGTTGAAAGAAATTGCGTATGAAGAGCATGAGTATTGGGAACCTGATATGGTACTGGTGGAGGCCAAAGCTACTGGTACACCTTTGATTGATGAGCTCCGTCTTCGAGGTATTCCAGCATTGGGCTTTTCTCCAGGCAAAGGAACTGATAAGGTAAGTCGTATGCACATGGTTGCTCCGTTGTTCGAAGCTGGTATGGTGTGGGCACCAATGCATGAAAAGTTTGCGGATGAAGTTATTGAGGAAGTAGTTTCATTTCCTAATGGCGAGAACGATGACTTTTGTGATAGTATGACGTTAGCACTTATGCGCTTTAGGCAGGGAGGGTTCATCTCCCTAGTCGGCGAAGAGGAAGACGAACTAGAATGGAGGCCCCGTAAACGGGAGTATTATTGATGGCATTACCACCTAACATGGTCGCACCAGGCTTAGACCTAGCCGATACCGCAGGGCTCCCCGATGTAGAAATACCCATTGATGTACCGATGGAGTTTCCGAATGGGGCTGAAGTTATTGAGGACGGAGAAGGCGGAGCGATTGTTCAGGCTTTAATGGCTGGGCAGGGCGATCTACCTTCGCAAGAAGAATTAATTCCGTTTGATGCTAACCTATCCGAGTTTCTGGATGACGGAACTCTAGGGGAGCTATCTAGCGAACTGCGTGGTTTATACGACGAGGACCTAGAATCACGATCCGAGTGGGAAGATGCATACGTTAACGGACTAGATCTTCTAGGTATTAAGACTGAGGACCGGTCAACACCATTCCAAGGTGCTTCTGGTATTACGCACCCGTTAGTTGCGGAGAGTGTAACTCAGTTCCAAGCGCAGGCATATAAAGAGTTACTGCCATCCGGTGGCCCAGTTAAAACTGGCGTATTGGGGGCAACTAGCCCAGAGCGCGAGGCACAGGCTACGCGCGTACAGAACTTTATGAACTACCAGATCACGGAGATCATGGAAGAGTACGATCCAGATATGGACCAGCTTCTGTATTATCTCCCGTTAAGCGGGTCTACGTTCAAGAAGGTATACTTCGATCCTACCAAACAACGGGCAGTATCTAAGTTTATTCCGGCGCAGGACTTGGTTGTACCTTACTCTGCCAGTGATTTAATGACGGCTAACCGTGTGACACATGTGTTGCGTATGGACGAGAACGAAGTCCGTAAGATGCAGGTTGCTGGTGTTTACCGTGACGTAGAGTTGCAGGCTTCGAGCGACAACGAAGAAGATGCCGTAGAGCAGAAGGTCAACGAGCTACAGGGCTTATCCAAGAACTACAGCGACGATGTAATGACCATCCTTGAGATGCATGCTGATCTGGACATCGAAGGCTTTGAGGATATGGATGAGGCAACGGGCGAGCCTACTGGCATTCGTCTTCCTTACATCGTTACCCTTGACCAGAGCTCTGGGCGCATACTTTCTATTCGTCGCAACTATGACATGGAAGATCCGTTGCAGCGCAAACGGCAGTTCTTTGTGCACTACAAGTTTACCCCAGGATTGGGCTTTTACGGCTTTGGTCTAATCCATATGATTGGCGGTCTCGGGAGAGCCGCTACCAGCATCCTACGACAGCTTATCGACGCTGGAACCCTAGCCAACCTCCCTGCCGGTTTTAAGGCCCGTGGAGTGCGTGTACGCAACTCTGACGAGCCACTACAACCTGGAGAGTGGAGGGACATCGACGCCCCTGGAGGAAGCATTAAGGACTCTATTGTTCCGCTTCCGTACAAGGAGCCGTCAGCTACTCTGGCCCAAATGCTTGGTGGGCTGGTTAGTGATGGGCGCAGGTTCACTGCATTAGCCGATCAGCAGATGTCCGATATGAATCAAGAAACGCCTGTAGGAACTACGGTTGCTATGCTAGAGCGTGGGACAAAGGTTATGTCCGCGATTCACAAACGCCTGCACTACGCGCAGAAGTCTGAGTTCAGGCTTCTAGCTCGTATCTTCGCTGAAAACCTACCTCCTGAGTATCCTTATGAGGTTGCAGGCGCTCCTGCTGCGGTTAAGACGCAAGACTTTGATGGTCGGATCGACGTCCTCCCCGTCTCTGATCCGAACATCTTTTCGATGGCACAGCGTGTGACTCTGGCTCAGACTCAACTTCAACTGGCCCAGTCGAACCCGCAAATGCATAACTTACATGCAGCCTATCGGCGGATGTATTTAGCATTAGAGGTGCAGAACATTGACGAGATCCTGCCACCGCCCCCACCACCGCCTCCTCCACAGGACCCAGCGGTAGAGAACGGTGCAATGCTTAACGGTCAATCGCCCGCGCCCGCTCCACAACAGGACCATGAAGCTCACATTCAAGCGCACCTGGCGTTGCTTGAGTTCTCGGTTCTCCAGGATGCACCGGCTGTATTGGCGGTATTGTTTAGTCATATCTTCCAGCATGTCAGCATGAAAGCGCGTGAAATGGTTGATGAAGAGTTAAAGGCCCTAAACGAAGAGGCTATCGAGGGGCAGCAGTCGCAGCAACAACAACAGCAACAGCTTCAACTTCTAGTGCAAACTGGGGCAATTGACCCTGCAAGTGCGCAACAGATGGCGATGGAGCAACAGCAGCAGCAGGCTCCGCCTCCTCCACAGTTCGAACCTGATCAGATTGAAGCACGGGTTGCTCAGATCGAGGCTGAACTTCTTAAAGAAATCGCACCGTTGATGACCTACAAAGGCGCAGACGCGGAAGATAAAGACCCTCTAGTTGACATTCGGATGCAGGAACTTTCTATTAAAGAAATGGAAGCCCAGCATAAGTTGGCGATTGATCAAGCTAAATTAGAACTTGAAGGCATGAAGATTGAGCAACGTGCCGTCACTGATTCAGCTAGGCTAGAGCTTCAGGAGCAGATCGCAGACGATCGTAGTGATGTTAATCGCGAACGCATCGACGTTCAGCGGCAAGCGTCAGAACAGAGGAACGCTACTTAAAACGGGGAATAACTAAGAACACCAAGGGCCCCTTAAAGTTATGTTAGATCCTGTTTCAGCAATCGCTTTGGCGACTAGCGCCTACAAAGGCATAAAGAAAGCCGTTGAAGTCGGTAAGGAGATTAGTAGCTTTACTGGCGCTATCTCTCAGTTTGCCAAGGCTTCAAGCGACATAGACTTCCTTGAGAAGAAGTCACAAAAGCCATCGCTTTATCATAAGTTGTTTTCCAATACCGAGGCTACGGCTCTCGACATTTGGTCTGCCAAAAAGAAATTAGAGCAACACAGAACCGAATTAAAAAACCATATATCTTGGACGTATGGGCCTTCGGCTTGGAAAGAAATTGTAAAAATTGAGGCCGAACAGAGAAAGCGGCAAAGGGCGCTGGTGTATGAACGCCAAGAGTTTATAGACAATTTAATTAACGGTATAGTTATAACTGTAA